GTAATACTTTGTTTTTTAAAGTAATTGTATTTTTGAGGCAAAATTTATGTTTGGTTATTTTGCTTTATATATCAACCGGTTACGCTGTCTCATGCAGCATTTCTATTATTCCCGTGCACAACCCCAAAAAATCTTTTAAATTCTTTTTTTACGTGGTTATTAATTATTTCTTTTTTTTCACTCATTTGAACTCTCCTTGCTTAATAGCATTTTATTAAAATTAATTTTGCTTCATTATTAAATTTATTAAGAATATCCTGCTGTTGCTGCTCGTTTTGAATAACAAAAACCTTGATCTCTCCTTTGGCTTTTTCCCTGATCAAATCCTGATCTAATCTGGCAAGCTTCATTTCACAAGTCTTCTTTGACATCTTTATTGTCTTCGTGTTTGTCTTGCTTTTCTTGTTGTCCAGAACCAGAAAACCACTCAGTAATATTATCGGCGATGTTGCGAATGCTCTTGGTAATACCGGAGTATGCAGGAGCGTCTCTTTCGACTGGTTTGATTGGTTTAGGCTTAACTACAGAGTTAATTACTATAGGATTAACTACGGTATCAGAATTTTGAATTACATCTTTTGTGTCTATCGATTTTACGTTTACATCCTTTGCAACCCTTGGCTGTAGCGCTCCAGAGCAAAAAAGAATTTTGGCATTCCTAAACATTAGTTTCCCTGCCTTATGCTATGTATTTCTTGTAGCATTGCATCTAATTTTTTTTCAAATTCTTCAAACTTGGCCTTGTCTATAATGCCGATCTGCCTTTCAATACAACATAATGCTTGCTCGTACATGTCTAGACTTATGTTTTTGCTATCACAGAGATCCTCTAAAGCCTCAAGTTTTTCCTGCCATGTTGCCTTTTTTAATACCGGCATAATCCACGATACAAGATCCCTGCGTTTTGCCATACGCATCAATACGCTAGGATTGCCTTCACATTCCTCAGTAGCTGCTTTTTTTATCTTTTCATCGAGCCAAGCTCTGCCTGCTGTTTCTCCTCTTTCTATAGACTCTGAAAATAACGACTGCATAGTCGCAGAATTTTTATATTTTCCTCGCCCGAGCCACTGGTAAAACGTTTGTTCTGCAATACCAAGCTCTCTGCACACCGTCATGTGGGTTCCGCCAGCGGCAAGAATATCGTAGGCTTTTTGATTCATTTCGGTTTTATACTTGCTCTTTCTCATAGATTGAACCTCGTGCTACTGCTTTGATTGAATATTACTAGATTGATTTACTGCTTTGTTGAATTTGGTTTTTTTGGATTGGGTGAAAACTGGGGTTAGCCACACTATTTTTATGTAAGATATGGTTACGCTATTTGCCAATTTTCACCCTTTGTGATTTTTGGCTTTTTGAAAATTTGAACTTTTTGATTTTTTTGTCTTTTCTTTCTAAAAACAGAGGCTTATTGTACCATACTAACTACCACGATGCAATATAATTCGATTTAAGACGTTTTTGTTCTTATTGGTAGGTAATGGCGGTTAATAGTGGAAAGTTGACCTAACGACGTTTAATACGGTTTAACATAGCTTAATGCTTTTTGACTGGTTGTTTAGAAAGGAATATCATCATCGAAAAATGGCTCAGTTTCAATTTTTGCGCCGACCACTGGTTTGTTTTGAACAGGTTGATCAAGCGACGGTGTAAATGTTTTTTCAACACCGATGAATCTGGTTTTATCTTGGTATGAGGCTAAGGTAGGACCGTCCGCGGAATCAGGACGCCTATCAAGCATATGCATCTCGTTAACAATGATTTCCGTTGTATAACGCTCTATTCCATTGTTATCTTGCCACTTTCTCGTGCGTAAAGAGCCTTCAACATAAACTTTAGAGCCTTTATGCAAGTACTCACCGACAATCTCAGCTAATCGATTAAAAAAGACTAACCTATGCCACTCAGTAGCAGTTTTCGTCTCGCCGCTTTGCTTATCTTTCCAGCTCCTGTTGGTTGCTAGCGAAACGACCACCATTGCGGTTCCGCTTGTGATTATTTTGGTCTCTGGTTCAACACCAAGATTGCCAATTAAAATTACTTTGTTTACACCGTTGCTCATAATGATTACTTTAAATATTGAAGTAATGCTATACCGCCCAGCATTATACTACCAAGTAATGCGCCAAGCTTAATAATCAGTTTATTTTCCAACTCTTTTATATCTCTTTTTAATTCAACCCTAACCTGCTCTATTTTTAATTCTAATTCTTTTATGTCTTGCTTTGTCGCCAAACTATTATCAATTAAATCACTAATAGCCTGGTTTTGCTCTTTGATAGTTTCAGCAAGCTTATGTGACTGAACTTCAGCCTGCTTTTCTGGTACTCCAGCAGCCTTCAAGTCATTAGCATATTGCAGAGTGTCAAAGTCAAACGTTAATACGTGCGTCATTTTCTTTTTCCTCATTTTATTTTCAACCTTCTTGATAATTTACATTCCAACTATATGTCTCATGCGCATTTTATCTGTATTTACTCACAAATCCTCTTTAAGAGACTTAGATGTTTTTTTCTTCGCATGCCTAAAGTCCGAAGGCATAGCAAACTTGCTGCTCCATATTCCTTTTTTTTCTATATGGGCTTTGTCTTCATCTCCTACATAAGCGGTTGAGTATTGTTTATAAGCCACCGCCCAGCCATTACGAACCATGTATTGATTAATATCTATTGTATCTTTACCGTTACTCTTTTTGATAATTCCAATACTGCGACGATATTTATCTGTGCCTATTATTGTAACATAACATTTGGTTTTTGCGATGCATGGTGCTAATTCTTTTTTTAAAATTTCTCCTGACTCTATACCACAATTCCATATCTTGTTGTCTGCCTTGCTTATACAAGTTTGCTTGGACTCGGGAGCGTCTATACCTTGTAGCCTTATCCTCCACTTTTTATCAGCTTTAGTTATGGCTATAGTGTCACCATCTACCACTCTCACCTCTTCTCTGGTAAAAGTTACTATCTCTTGCTTATGTTCTTTAGCAACAACCACGCTAGTAAACAAGCCGAACGAGCTTATAATTAATGAAAAGATTAATGTAATTTTAAATACTTTTTTTATTGTCATACTATTTCTCCATAAATTAAATTTGCCATTTTAATGGCTCTTTTTCTTGTTGTATTAAAAATAGCTGCGTGCCTTAGCACCGCGCCTGCGTTGTTATATTTTTTTTGTCTAATATGGTCGATGAAATATACTTTATTCTTTTTTTCTGAATAGGTAACAGAGGGCGCTTGTCTTGTAAATATATAAATATTAGTGTTCATCCCCACAAAACCACACTGAAAACAAATACAAATTAAAGCAATTTTAACATTGCTAGGAGCGTCATTAAAATAATCATGTCTGGATAATTGCTTTACCATAAATATAACTTCATTATCCAATAATACCTCCGCAGTCTCTTTAGAGATTTTAATTGCGTCATGGAATTTCGGCAATACAGTTTTAATCTCCATAGTTCCAATACCAGTGCTGCTCCATCTCCTCAAAAGATCGGCCGGAATCACTGCCTTATCAAAATCAACTAGTTTTGCCTCATCTGCGGTTAATCCATTGGCCTCCAAGTTGTCGCCATAGCCAATCGTCCATTTACCAGCCGGACATTGATAGGGCTTTAAATAAAGCCCTTCCAATTCTTTTAGTAATTCTTTGGCTTCGCTAATTACTTCTCTCATTTCTTTACCTCAACTAAATTACATGCAATTAAGCACTAACCGCAGCTCTTAAACTATTGGCAAGATTGTTTTTCATGGAAGCAATCTGACTGCTCTGACTACAAGGAATATCGCCTTGAGATGGTGCATTATCTATTTTTCCTTCTTTCTTCTCTGGTGGAGATTCAACCCCAACAAGTTTTTTAATAACCCCCATAAATGTTAGCTTTTTTGTTGCTTCATTAGTAGGCTCAATCATCTTTGGCTGTTCCAAACCAGCCTCGGATAGTTCATCCAAAGAAATAGCACTAGTTATAAAGGTACTTGCCGGAACAATTTTTAACAGCCTGCGTAAAACAGTTTTTTTCGCCATCTCTTCGTAGTACGTGATCCATGGGCTAAAGGTTGAGTTTTTAGCACTACCTATTACCTTTTGTTTTATAGCATCTACTTCCTTTTTAGTCATTACATCAAACTGACTAAAGCAATTTTTTAAATAAGCAATTGCATAAACATGAGTAATCTCCGTCCCGTTTTTTGGTACATGTTGTAATTTTGGATTAAGCCCAAATTCATAAGAAAACTCATCGCCAGAATGCACTACGCCAACATGTATGCCTTTGATCTCACCGGATCGACGGGCTAGCTCAAGCAATCCCTTATAGCCAATAATAAGCTGACATTCTATTACATTTTTCTTATTGTTTCTAAAAGGTATAAAGTAAACTTGCCCCAGTAATTTACCAAAGGCTAGACCAAGCTGTGCTGCCTGAACGATACAACTGCAAAACGATTGCATGCTGCAGCCATACAATGCAGGGGAAGTTTTAAACTCTGTAATAATCCAGCGCAAATAGTTCTTTGTGCTTAGTCCCTGCTTGTAAGGCAGGCTATTAGTTATGGCTTTCTCACAGCTATTTACTACAGATTCAACTGTGCGGGTAGTTACTGTATTTACAGTTTGCTGCATATTTGTACTGGTTTGGTTGCTATTCATGGTTACCCCCTTGTTCGCCTTTATATTCGCCATCTGCAAACTTGGTAGCACAATACAGGCGATTTAATGGTCGGGAAATTTTACTTGCTATCTTTTCGTAAAAAGCTGGGTGTTTAAGCTTCCCAAGATCTTTTACGGTTATGCCAAGCTTTTCAGCTAGCTCCTCCTTAGTAAAAGGTCTCACCCTTTCTTCTGGTTCGTTACCTGATGCACGATTTATAGCTTTTCCTTCATCTAATGCTGTCTTTATTCTATCTAGAGTTAGAAACCTATTAATCATCTCTTGTGCTGTTGAAAAACTTACATTGCCAGACAATTGCCTAGCGGATAAAATACTGTTAGTCATAGTTGACCCTCCAACGGTTGATTATGATTAGTGCTGCCGGCGGTGTTTCTAGCACCTCGGCGGCACGCCTTTAATAAAACAAAAAATCTTATTTTTTTATTGCCTCTGTTTTCCTCCCCTTACTCTGTCAATATTAGCCACAGGCAGAAGCTGCAAAACCTGATTGCTGAGCTAAGGTAAAATTTCTTACCGTTGATCTGAGCAAACATTCTTTGTAAATATCTGGATGTGTGGTTTTTAAAGTATCGGTAGAAAGTCTGCTGCTGTTTCTTATCTTCCAGGTAGCCAAACAGTTACCCTGCCCGTCTTCCAATGTCTGTGCATCGCTAAGCCTGGTACAAATACTGGTTTTAAGGGTATCAAATTCTGTTTCTTTTTCGTTTAACTCTTTTTTTAGTTGCAGCATTTTTGCTATGACCGCCATATCTTCACTGGTGGCGATTACTTTTTTATCAGCTGTTACATCTTTAAAAAGTATTTGAGCCTCGGCGTAGCTCGATGGCTCTGGTGGCGTTTTTTTACATACGTTGTCCCAAAACTCTACCGCTTGTTTTATTATCTGTTCTTCACTTGCTACATCTCTTTGGTAATTATAGGTACGGATTTCTCCAGAGTCCCGAAACATAACTACAATCTTGGCTCCATCTGAATTAAGCAAGGATGAGTAAAAAGCAACCTGAGCTAAAACATAAAGTGGCACACTAGTTTTCCAATCGGTTACGTATGAAGCTGTGGTTTTAATCTCAACTACGAGATTACCACACATACCATCTATCGTAGCCCACAGGAATTTATGTTTTGGATGGAATATACGCTCCTGCTGTCTTATAACCTTTTCCCCTGTTTCTTCCTCAAAAGACTGGATAACATAGGGCTCTAACATCTTGCCCATATCAAGTATGTGTCTTGAGTTCTGCTTGATAGCAGCATCGGCATCAAGTTCGCCAGTCTTTTCCAGATACAAGGATAAAGGTGTTTTCCATTTGGAGAAACCCAACAAAGCTGGAATGTCTGAACCGCCAAGCCCTTGACTGCGATCAAATTCTGTAAAATTTGTTTCTTTCGCTTCTTTCTTCTCTTTTGTTACTTTCGTTTTAACGTCCACAAATCTCCTCCTGCCTTCTGCTTGCATTGAAGGCTATCAACGGATTAATTGTTGTATGCTCATATAAACATTTTCTGTCGGTATCAAAATCCCTAAAACCCTTATTTCGTGCTTGCTCTATTTCATCATCAAGAGTCTCACTAACACCATCTATTTGTGAATCTATTACCGAAACCTTGAACTCTTCTAAAAACGCCTTCTGGTAATTATAAATATTGCTGTTTAGATTGCGTAACATACCAATGGTAACTACCACATCCACATCATCACTAGCCTTGCAGATACCCCATGGCCATTTAGAAAATTTATTTTCGATATACGCAAGCGTTAAGCTAAACAACTCGTCCTTGCTTAAATGTTTCACATCCCTCCCCTGAAAAGCATAATTTTCGATAAGGCTTTTAAAATCATTTTGCATGTTTTTAGTCTCCTTTTTATTTTTAGACAAAAAGCACAAAACCTCTATTTTTATAGAGCTTTGTGGCTGTTTTAAAAAAATTATTTTCATTGCTATCGCTCGCTATTTTGTTTTTACTTAAGCTTATATTACCATTTTTAATAATATTGTCAAATATATTTTAAAATATATTTTTTAGTAAATATGTTGTGCAATTATATACTGTAAATTAGCTATTATTTTAAATTTATTGATGAGTATATTTAATACTTTAAATTACTAGTGTTATAAGTATTATCAATATATTTACTACTACTTCTGCGCATTTATTTTTGAATATACATTTTTTTATGATATTATAATTATATGGACACTAAGTTTATTTCAAAAATAATTAAGACTAAAAGAAAGGCGTTAGCTTGGTCTGGGGTGCTCGTAGAAAAATTATCTGGCGTTAATAGAAGCGTAATTTATGGAATTGAAAACAACAAAATACATCCAGTTAAAAATTGCTGGCTACTTGTTGAAGCACTAGGCATACCATTTAATACAAAATTATTTTCAGAAAAAGTTAAAACTTGTAGAAAATCGTACAAGCTGTCAGCGCAAAAATTGGCGCAATTAGCTGGAGTTTCTGTGTCTACTATCAATTTGATCGAAGATAGCAGTAAAATGCCAACAATTAAAACTTGTTATTTAGTTGCTAAAGCTCTCGACCTTCACTTAGAAGAATTTATAGGTGGTATTTCAGAAAATAATGTATAATACGCAAGAAATAATGAGGACAATTTATGGCACATACAATAACATTAGATACCCTACTCTATGCAAACCAACTAAAGTCTGTTGGCGTACCAGAAAAACAAGCAGAAATGCAAGCTACATTAGAAAAAAAACAAATTGACGATATTTGCGCATTCATTGACGACAGTCTTGCAACTAAAAAAGATATAAAAGAATTGGAGCTAAAGATAGAATCGAGCAAGGATAAAACTATTATTTGGCTCGGTAGTATAATTACAATCGGTGTTACAGTACTCGGTTTTTTAATTAAATTACATTGAGAATAATTTATGGCACACGCAACAACATTTGATGCTTTTCAACGCTATGATACGCATGATAAAAAAAATCAACAACGCAACAAAGAGGTAAAAATGAACAATAATCGAATATTTGATACGCTGCAACAAGCAAACAGATTAAAAGCGGCCGGTGTTCCAGACAAACAAGCGGAAGCACAAGTTGAAATGATGGCGGAAATCATAGAAGATAAACTAGCAACTAAAAAAGACTTAGAGCAAGTTAAATCAGAGTTAATATTGAACATGGAAAACAACAAAAAAGAATTAGAGATAAAGATAGAACTCGTAAAAAAAGATACAATAATAAAATTAGCTTCTATACTAGGTAGTTTAATTGTGTTTTGCGTTGGTGCTGCCACTACAATACTCGGTTTTTTAATAAAACTTCATTGAAAACTGACAATTTAATTTTCCAGATTTTCGTTACCAGACTCGATTTTGTTTTTAATGTTTGGCCAAATTTCCTTTTTAAAATGTTGGATTGCCCTCTCTTTTGCCTGGTGATTATCTAACACTGGATTGTTAATCCGAAGATTTTTAGGTAAAAATTCCATTTTTTGTTCGTTAGTAAATTTCTTAAACCAATCATTGAAAGATAAATTAAACACTTCTTCTTCAATTTCAACTCTTTTAGATTCTGTATTGCGCTCACCCATTTTTTCCTTCCATAACCGCATAAAACGCTCCTGGGGCGTTTCATAGTTACTTGGTGGTGTGTAACCACCCTTAGTGCGAAAAATACCCATAAAAAAGTTTATGGGATCTCCATTGATGTTTTTTCTTTTGCCGTTTTTTTCTAAGTCAAAAGCAAAAGCATTTATCGAATTTTGCACAATTTCAGGTGATAAGGTGGGTAATAAAGCAAGTTGCTTAAGATGATTCTCGGAAAAACTTATTTCTTTTAATGGCTCTATATTGATGTTTTGCCATTCCATTGGAAGCTGTACATTGATTTGTGTTTTGCTGTTAGTAGTAGTTTTATATATATTACTACCACTACTATAGTGGTCTGTTATTGGTTGTGTTATAGGTTGCGTTTTCCATTTGTTTGCTTCATTGTTTAGTAAAGAGTCGTGTAAAATCAGCCCTTCATTTTTTAAAATATCAAGGTATATAAATTGCGATAACCTATATATAACCCACCCACCCCTTCCTGTTTTGTACTCGATTGTGTATAAAAAACCTTTTTTTCTTAATCTATTAATGGTTGTTTTTATACAATTTTTATTACAACCAACAATTGATGATAGATGATCGAGGGTAATTTCACTAGTTGTGTTGCTGCCAGACATCTTACAATTTTGGTATATAGCTAATATAACTTTTCTTGGTAATCCAGAGAGAGAAGATAAAGAATTACTAGCACATTTTTTTGGATTATTGTTTGTACTGTGTGTTATGTGTTCTGTTATAACTTTGTTCACTAATTGTTTATCAATTGTTATGGGTTCTTTTGTAGTATCGTTTACCAATTGTTTACCAAATGTTACAGATTGTGTTGTTGATTTGTTATGGCTTTTGTTATAGCTTTGTTTGTTTTCAGAATCGTTATTTTTTGTTACAAAAGGCTCATCAAATACTCTATAGCTAGAATATACTGGCTTTTTTTGTGGGTGTAGTTCTTCCTCAAAAAAATTGTCAAGAGCCTCTTTTTTTATAGCCATAGATAAAGACCTTATTTTTAAAAATTATTTTGTTAAACGATCCCACATTGTGGTTACAATACTAAAATAATCGTTCGCTAAATTAGATGTTGGGGCATACTCAAGTATGCTTTGTCTATTTGCTTGTGCCTCTTGGCCTTTAGAAGATGTTCTTATTGGCGTCGGGATTATATTGGGGGTAAATTTGTCTAGGTATCTACCGTATATTTGTTGGCTAATTCCAGAGTTGTCTAGAAGAGTTGCTACCATTATATATTGCCATTGCAGTTTCATTTCTTCGGCGAATTCTTGAATTGAAGAAATATTTGTTTGTACTGCCTTATATGCTAATAAAGTACATCCTAAAGGAGAAATAATAATAGTTGAAGCCGTTAATACATTTTCTATTAACAAATTCCATCCCGGGCCATTATCAAAAATAATGACATCGTAATCAGATAAATCAGGAAGAAGCTTGTCTTTAAAGAGGTACTCTCTCCTTTTTTCGTGTCTTAATTTTTTTTCGAGTAAATTTAGATCATGTGTTTCGGGAATAATATCTAATGTAGGCAAGTTTGTTTTGACAATGATGTCTTTTATCGGAGCGTTTTGTTCGAAGTAATGATATAACCCTATGGGACTGTCAAGATCGGTAAGCGAAACAATATCTTTTTTGGGTAATATAAGGTCAGTTATAGAGCATTCATAGTCTGTGCCTATAATGAGTGTTTTTATGCCATTTAAAGCCAAAATTCGGGCAAGGTTTTGGGAGGTGGTTGTTTTAAGTACCCCGCCCTTTTGTACAAACACGCAAATTATTAATTGTTTTTTTGGTTTACTCAAAAAGCCATATTTTTTTCCAATATCTGGCAGCTGATCTAACTTCCAAGCCCTAACTTTAACTTTGCCACGAACAATCCGTTGCGCCTTAGGTATTTCACCACGTTCCTCCGCATTTAACAAAGTTTGTTTGCTTATGCGTTCCTCTAAATGATATATTTTTTGTATATCAGTTGTTGTCCAGTGAGTTTTTTCCACTTTTAATATCTCCAAGCGATTTAACGTTTTTCTTAAAAAAAACAAGTTAAAACATAAAATATAGTAAATAATAAAAAGTGTCAAACTTATGTGCGTATAAAACTATAGGGATGAACCCATAAGATAAGATGTATGCCTTTCCAAGGAAGAGTGAAAAAATTTCAACTTTTTTGAGTCAATATATAATTAAATTAGTAAACAAATATGTAACAAAATAATAACTAAAGCCATAACAATTGGTAAACAAAAATATATTTTTTATCCAAAATATAATATTCTGTAATAATTAAATACATCGCTAAATAATGTAGGTATAATACGCCAATGAAGTGTTTTGGTAGCTTGGTTGATTATTTATTTGGTAAACAAAACAGTAACAAAGCCATAACGCAAGCTCAAACAATTAGGAGGCAAAATATATAACAAAACCTATAACAATTGGTAAACATTGCGTTGTTAAGTTGTGAGCAAAACATTGGTAACAAATGTATGGCCATTTGATACCTATATGACGGTGGCAACGCACAAGATACTAAGTGTACAATTATTATACGTTGAGACTTTTTTGAATAACTTTTTGACTTTTAAGATAAATAATTAATTCATTTAGCCAAGCAGTAAAGGCCAGATAATCCAGGTGAGATAGGCCGATATAAACATACGGTTCCTGACCAAATTCTTTAATATCCAAATTCCAGCGATCCGTAACACCAAGAGTAATAATCTTCCAGTGAATGGAAGGAGGAGGGGAGATCGGTACAAGAGTTGGTATGCCGCTCTCTTTACCGCGTACTGGTTGCTTTGGCAACGTCATCGAACATCCTGATAAAATAATTGTTAACAAGAAGTTCAACACGATGAGGAGCGGAAATAGATGTTTTTTTAAGTTTTTCATGGTATCGAACAATGTTTTTATAACACTGGGTTTTTTCCTCTGATAGTTGCAGCAGCTCATTTGACAGCTCTTTGCTTTTTTTAGCTTGGATATCAAGCTGGTTGTAAAGCTCTCCAGTTCGGGCTTTTAAGCTTTTGTTTTCTTCCTGACTTTTAGTAAGCTCTATCTGTACCAGCTTTAACTTATGCGAATTATGGTTGTATAAAAAAAATACCCCAAACACAACAGCAATAAAAAAAGCAAAAATAAAGCTGCTAGCACTAAAGCTTTTAATTATTCTCATTATCATATTTAAACCACGCAGTATTAATTTTCCCTTTAAAAACCAGAGCAAAAATAAAAGCTACTCCAGTTAGAAACGAACAAACAGCAAGCTGGGTGTGTATTATGTTTTGTGCTTCACCAAACAATAAACAAAATATGGTGATGAACCACGAAAAGCATAGTCCAAAACTAAACACCCGCTTTTTAAAAAAGCCATTGGGAATTGGGTCGTTTGTTTTTTTTGCCATGCTATCTTTTGTTTGCCCTTTGTAATCCGCTTTTTTCATATTTATTTTATTCCTAGTATTTTTCAGATTGTTAATATTTGGTTTCATTTTTATTTTTTTCACCCCTTTAATTTTTTTTGTCCTTCTCTTTTTTCTCATCATTGGGGGCAGTGGAGGGCGGATCGCCAACAGTGTATAAATCTGCAATATTAAACTGATCTATTTCATCACCAAACTGCATGTCTATTTTTTGTGTATCTTTAGCTCTTATGTATCCCTTGAGTGGGTGCAGATGTATATTGATGCTACTTTTGATACATTCCAAATGAGTACAAACTAAACAGATTATTTTAACCACTGCGTCTTTGGTCGCTAGTGCTGCATTTTCTGTATTAAAAAATAGATTACCATTCCCATCAATCCGAGCCTCTACTGTTTGTTTTATATCTGGAAAAGTATAAACAACTTTTTCTACCATCTTTTCTCGGTCTTCTGGTTCACCGGTTAAATATTTTTCATCAGCTGGCTTGATAAGACCAATAGCTACCTGCCTTCTTACCGCTATGGCTTTTTCTGATGATTTAGTTTTAATAACTAAATTCTTCATTAGGCCGGTTGTGTTGGTAGCAACAGCAGTAGAATTTAATGTTGTGTTGTGCATATTTACCCCTTAAAATTGTAGTTAATTTTGCGTAAAAAACCTCTTACAAAGGGTTTTTCATATTGAACCGATTAAACAATATTTCGCCCTGAGGTTTGTATAAACTCTCGTGACTCAAAGCAAAGACCATAAACGCATCCGTACCATGCGATGCCCAATCGTGTACTGGCGTATCACCATAGGCGTTCATTGCATCGTTAAACTTCGCATGATAGTTTTTTAAACACTCGAGGCCAAATTCACAGTTTGTCTTATGAAACTTCACCTTATCAAAAACTGCTCTGGCAGCACTGATCGACAGAGCTTTATTGCTAATTCTTTTGACCATCTCGAGTTTAATACCCAAAGCAAAGCTGTGATCCTTAATTGACGTACCAGTGTTTAAATCCCGATTCTCTACGTCATGTGGGGCGAAGTGCCTACCATAGACAATACCGCTCTTATCTCGAAAATCGTGGAGCCAGTTGATATAATGATCTATCTTTTCTCCACGGTTTTCGTAGTAACCAATAGTCTCATATCCTTGCGTAATGGGATTGTGCTGAATTAACCAAATAGAGGTGCTATCGCGTACTCCCAAATCCCAAAAGGTGTGTACCGATAGCTTCTGGTTAATATAAAAATCACAAATCCGGTTTTCTTTTTCAGCTTTGGCGATCTGGCTTGCAAAATACGCTCCGGGCAGAGCAGCAAGCCTATCGCAATAATATTCTTGGCGGATCATCTCTTCTGAGATTCCGCTATTTCTTTCCTTATCCACATCCTCCTTAGAAAACACCCCCGTGTCGTTAACAGTTAGGGTGCTGCAACACCAATCAGGATTATCTTTGTTCGTATCAAACAGCGTAGCTGCATGGTTTCTAAGACCTCTGGGCGTAAATAAAAACGCCGTCCAGCCGTCGTTTTCTCTCAAAATAGGACTAAAAAAGCCCCACGCCTGTGGCGAGATCAAAGAAAACTCCGAAAAAACCATGCCCTTTGCTCCAGTACCCATTCTGGAATCAAAACGATCAGCACCGGTCAGTTTTATAATAGAGCCATTGATCAGAGTAATTTTTAGATCAGAATTGTTTGGTGGACAGGCCAAAATAGAGGAGGGGAGGTGATCCAAAAACCGAATGCCATCTTTGTCAATCCCTTCCCAAATAACAGTTTTAGCCTGCTTGATTTCAGGGAACAGATAAAAATATACTCCTTTAGTTTGCATAGCAGCAGCAACCATGAGATTAAAAAAGGTTTTATCTTTGCCCGAACGCCGGTGCCACTCACAGCAAAACCGCCGGCAGTTATCAACAAAAAACTTTTGAAAGATTTTTAATTGATAATCGCGTAGTTGAATATTGTGCGGTAGTATCATGAGCCTAAATACTCCCTTGGATCGACGATCCAATTATCTTTTTCTCGTTTTATCATCTTTCTAAAAGCATTTGGTGCCATAGTCTCAAACATCCGCCAGCCGATGAGATAGTTAAAAGCTTCTCGGGTATAGGGCAAATTAATCAAGGGTAGGTTGCCAGAAATTAGTTTATAAAAATTCGTACGCGCGAGCTTTTGTTCTCCGATTCCCTTGGTAATAACCTGACCAACATGGTTTATATCGGACCACGCAGGACCCGCTAGGCTTGATAGAGTATCAAAATTTCCATGAGATATATGCGAGGTTAAGTGTTCAAGAGCCGTAGCATAAAGCCCACCAGAGCCGCTATAAGCCGCCGCTTTCTTCCAGGTATCCACTTGCATAGGGTCTAGAGGGATCTTGCCCTGAGTCAAACGTAATAAGCTATTAGTGACATATCCCAAAGCCAATCCTTCTCCAATATACGTAGCTACAGGTATTAAATCTTTCGGTAGAGCTTTTGCCATACCGACAAAACCATTTTCTCTAAAGCCTTCGACAGAGTTTTCCATTACCAAACTCAAAATCCTGCGCGTTAGAGCAATCGGATATCCCTTAAACTGCATAAAGGTGCGCGATAAAAAATCTTTATTGCGCATTAGAGGCAAAGAACGCTCTACAGTATCTGGAGCGAGTCTATAATAATCTACGACATCTTGATTCATTATAAGCAATTTAAACCGCATCTGCTTTTGAGTAGCTTCTATTTCTTTAGGCGTTATTTCTCCGACCGGCTTGCCCAAATACTCAGCTACAGATTCTTTGGAATAGTTAGATGTATCAATAGTAATATACCCCTTGCCATTCTTATCTTTGAATGGGTTTTTTCTGATTAAATCCCAATCTTTGCTATCAATGCCGTATTGCAACAGGGTTTTTCTTAAATTTGGATTTAGCTTTTTTGATACGTTTAATCCGTTTAATCCATCGAAAGAACGAGTTGAGTTTAAAAAAAGTTCTCTTGCTGTACATATTGTTGCATGCCTTATAGAAGCTGTGTCCCAAGCATTAATCCCGCTGGCGCTATTCATTAGCTGCGCAAGTTTATTGATCGGAGCTTCGTTGTAACGAGAGTGCAAATCTAAAGCCATTACCCGCGCGAGTTCTGCAGTAACACCTAAATCGTTTCGGGTTATATACTTCTTGCCAATCGACTCTGCAAGTACACGCAAAAATTCTTTTGGCTGCGTTCTTAAGGTATTAAGAGCTGCGCCAAGAGCTGATCTACCGAATAACTTTTGTTGTAGAGCTGTTTGATGTACTACGTCGTTTAATGATGCAATAGTGATATTTGCTGCTTTGCTAAGATACTCCCACGTGAGCAGATTATTGGTAATTGCTGACGAAGCATCATAAGGCGATCTGGAAAAGTCAGAGACGTTATCAAAAATTAGCCTTTGCCGCTCTAGCTTTTTTATGCCGGCCGGCGTCATCCCTTCAGTTCTTTTTAGCTTTTCCAGTACATTTTCAAAAGTTGCCTTTGGATTTAAACCCAGTTTTTCTGCAAGTGCTATGGTCTGACTTTCGCCCTTGAGTGTATTAATCATTGCATCAAAAACATTTCCCTGACCATAAATTCTGTTTGCCTTTACAAAACTGGCCGCATCCTTATAAACAAAGAACTGCGATCTGCTCCACCTTTCAGCTATACCGTGTTCTGCATCTTTGTATTTTTCCCGGGCGGCTATTCGATTGAACATATTGCGCAATGCTTTTTCTATAGTTTCTGGCGCAGAAGCTCCCATGTCGCCAACAGTTTCTTTGTTACTAAAAGTTTTTTCGATATCCAGTAATGGCAAATGTGTTTCTTTCCACCTTTTAAAAGCAACTTCGTTTAAAGAGGCTTCATTCATAAACGGACTGGAAAACCGGTATTGCAATCTCTCTAGCGGCGTTTCGTGTGTATATGCTGCTTTTATTGGGTCGTGCGAAAAGTGAGTTATATAGCCTTCTTTAGTAGTAACTTCTCCACCAAGATTATTTATTGCTGTACGCAGTTCTTCTTGGAGCGGCTTAAACGCCGCTGCTACTTGATTTGCTAGGGCATCATCTGTAGCTTCACCCCGCAATGCTTTGGCTATCTCTATTTCTGCCATTAGGTTTTTAGAAGCAAAATAATCAGCAGCACCTCTCTTTTTTAAATCTTCCCAGAATGAAAGAAGGGTATTATTTCTTCTGGCCTTTACATAAGCAGCAATTGAATCGCGGGCGCTAATTCCTCTACCTGTTATTCCAGCCAGATGCGCCTGCAAGCCCTCATCAAGTGTTCCCGTCTTATTATTTTTTACATACTCTCTTACCGTTTTTTCAAAATTCTCTTCTAAATGCTCCTGCTGTGATGCTTGTTTTTCAGTTCTTTCAGTTTTTTCATGCTGTATATTAGGCATATCCGCGTCTTTTGGTTTTTCTATTCTTTCAGCTCTTTCTGCTTCGGCCTCTACAAACTCTTCAAAGGCAGGCGCTGGAATGTGTGTATCTGCAATAGCTGCAAGAGATTCAAAACTAGCTGCACTATCTGCATCCTCTGCAAACTTTTTTGCTTCGGTAATGTCGGCCAAGCTTTCAGTTGTATATTTTTCTTGAGAAGCAGCAGCCTTGAAATAAGGAGTAATATCAACCTGCTTTCCCTCTTCTAATTGCGAAATAGCGCGTATTTTTATGTTTAAATCACTTGCCGGAGAAATCATCGCACCGTGAATATCTTCTTTCAGATTCTTCACATTTTTCATATCCTGCATCTTTCCCCAAGCAAACTTAGCGCCGCTAATAGCACCCCTAACTGCAGTAATTCCCATTCCGAAAAAGCCGCCATAAAGCGCGCTGGTTAGAATATCAGCTGCTTTTACATCTTCGCCATAAACTTTGCCCTTGGCGTATTGTTCTGCTCCGCCAAGAGTTCCAAACGCCGTCCCCAAAGAAATATCTTTTGCGGCCGTTACTCCCCATCTGGTTAAACCAGTAAGACGTGCTGTCGTAGCAGCAGTCCCAGCAGGAGGACATAATGCAGTAGCAGCGGCAAGCGCAACAAGAGAAACGGGATCAACTAAAGTTCCGGCCAGACCGCCAGCAAATGATGCGATCTTAGTTGTTGTTGGATATTGTGCATACAGCTTAGAAAAAACCATATCTTTGCGCTTAGTTTCTTGATATTCATCAAAACGCATTTTTGCAATGTTTTCTGATATGCCGCGAGGATAGGTTTTTCCAGGTGTTTTGTAGGGGCTGTGTTCGTATTGATCTGCAGTTAAAAACGCTTGATTGGGCAGATAGGATTTACCCTGCTCGTAAAGTCCTTTTCCTAATTTATAACCAGTACTCGCCTGAGCTTTAAAGCTCTCTGTAAAGCCTACGGAGATAACTTTTGTTTGGGTTGATTGTTCGTTAGCATCCAAAGCTGTATTGTTTATGGCTGGTACAACTGTTGGTGATTCTGTTGGTGCCATAAAAGAGGCTAGGGGAGGGGTGTCCGGTATGCTGGAGGTTTGTTCTTCGTAGTGATACTTCACTTTTTCATCTCCGAAAATTTAATCGCATAGGGCTTACCAGTGCTTTTTCTATATACGCGCTTGCCGTTAGATGTAATATAAAAAATCCCGTTATCATTTGCTGCTGTTACCCATCTGCCATCGTAGACCAGTTGCTTGTTGTATTTATCGTTATGTGCTTCCCAACCATCGAAATAGAGGTCGTCTGTTTTTTGGAAATTAAAAAAGTGGTCTAAACTAAATTTATCCTTGGCTTGCCTAACGTCTTTGGGATTAATCTCATGCTTGTTTTCATCCAGCTTGGGGATCCTGATACCGTCTTCTATTTCGTTATATTGATAGCCATAGATGCCCTCAGCCGCATTTGTAACCGCTTTTTTTGGGGTTTTACCTTCTGCTAATTCTTGCAAGACCGAAACATACATTGCTTGTTTTAGTTCTGCTGCTTCATGCGCCTGATCTCGTGCAAAGTGCAGGGTATCTACATAATCTTTTATCTCTTCGTTGATTGTATTTGTTATAGCGGCTTTTTTGTTATCATCATTAATTATCCGCGCTGCTGTTTCTAAATCTTTCAGATTATTACTAAAAGCTTTAATCATTGTTGGTGCATAATCGGGACTGGCGTTTAGCGTGTATTTTAGGCCAGCAGGCAATTTAGCTTTTTCTAAGTCTTTAAGAACAATACCTGCATGATTGCCATATTTATCTAATTCCTTTTGCAGATGCGGTATTGCATTACTAAATCCCGTTTCTTTCAAATTAGTCACGATTGCTTGTGCTTTTTCGTTAGATAGTAGTCGGGGTTCAAGTCCGAGTTGCTTTTCTACTTGAAGTACAAGAAAAGCCTTGCGTTGTTTTAATGCTTCTTCTTGTCCGATGCTATCGAGTTTTTGAAAAGCAGGAGAGGATTGATAGTTTTTTAATTCTTGTTCTATGCCGCTATCATCGCCAAGTTCTGTAATATAGGCTACAGGATCTTTTTGACCTTTTTTTATCTCTTCGGTAACCAATGTTTTTGCAGTCGTATAAATTTCGCTTTCCCTGGCGCTTTTAGATTGCGTGATTTGGCTTTGTAGCTCTTCCAGATATTCGGCTTTTTTAGCCAAAGGCAAAGCTCTTTGTTTTTGGACAGCATTGTATATTTCCAAGCCATCGGTTACCGCATGCTTAATCTCCATCGCTGTTTTGGGCTTAACAGACTGCAAAAAGATGGTTTGTTCGGCGGTGGGTGCTTTGCCATTAGTTCTTGCCTGAAAGACCATCTCTTTTTTTAATTCATTAATAGATTCTTCGCCGAGTCCCAGTTGTAATTGATGCACCGACTTCATCTTGGTCATCATAGAGAGCAGGGAGGTCTTTGCTGCGTGACCGAGCGTCTTATCACTTAAAACATCCTGCGCAGCTTTTTCAAGACCCTTAATATCGCCACTCTTTGCAAATGCTATACCATGTCCAAGATAAAGATTTTTTGTGATTGATTCTTTTAGCTGCTTTTGCAGAGTATGCGCTGCAGAGGGCGCAATAAACCCTTTTTTAACGCCATCAAACATTACTTTTGCGACGCTTGCCTGATGGGCGATGGCAGTGTTTAAATCGCCACCAAGAGCCGCTTGACTTGCCATATCCTGGTATTTGTCTATGGCTTCGGCTACATAATATTTAACAATATTTTCGTTTTGGTTTTTTGCGGCGGCTTCAAGATGTCCTGTTGCTTGTTGTGCAGTATGAGCAAGTAATCTACCAGCATAGAGCTGATCTTCACCTGCAGGAACCGAAGACATCAACCCTTTGGCAAAACCGACAAAGGAGTTTTGAAATTCTTGTAGTCCAGCATTGGCATCAGGGTTTTTTAGCGCAGTTTGATAGAGACGAGTAACTTCGTCGGGAACCTGGGCGCCAATTAGATATTTAAATATTGATGATTTGGTTTTTTCAGCTCTATTAAGCATAGAAGCCCCAGCATCAAATAACGCTCCACCCAAATTAGATAAAGCTTCTCCAGTTTTTCCTATTTTTCCTATTTGTTGTCCCATTTTTTATCCATTAACCAAAAACACTACTAAATCCCATGTTGCTAAACGCATTACCAGCCCTACCGTTCTTCCCAAAAGAAGTAAAATTAAGATGCTTCATTAATTCTCCGTATGCGTTTCCTTCATAGCCAAATTTCGGCGCTGAATTTCTATAGATGCTCCTTTCTAAATACGGCGTAGCAAACTCCATCCCCATTTTAAAGAGAGAACCAATATCATTTAGTAGCGATGCCTTGCCGAGATCACTCATTTGTTCGCGCATACTTTTTATTCTGAATTGACTCATCTGTAGTTCAGCCTCTGCCTTATTGGAAATACCTTTTAAGTTTAATTCGTTAGTTTCTTTGCCAAACTTTTCTACAGAGTTTAATTCTTCTTTTGCAATATTCATTGCTTTTGTACCCTGTTCTGCTTGCGTCTGCATAAAGCTTTTGAGTAGGGCAAGTCCTTCGTTATCTTTTAGATAATCATGCGTTATGCGCGTTTGGCGGCCTGATAGGGTTTGCGTAAGACCTTTTACTGTTTGGGCTGCATTATAATCAGCAAAAACATCTTCATAGTTTTGGCGCAAGGCAGATACTTTTTCTGCTATTTGTTTTTGCTCAAATTCCTGCCGAGCCTTAAAAGTTGTTTCTTGAGCAGCTAGCTCCTCTCTTTTAAAGCCGATATCTTTTAGTAGACGCTCCTTTTCAATACGAGCCTGTTCTTCTGCAAGACGCCTTTGCTCATCTACCTGACGTTGGTAGGCTTGTTCTTGTTCCTGATTACGCTGCTCTTGGCGATCGTAGGCGTTTCTGGTTTCGACTCCGCCCCAAATAGAAAAGCCAACTCCCACAGCGCTCAAGCCAATCATTACTGGTAATGCTACTGCTCCCATATCATCCTCTTTTTACTAGTGCAACCACACCATAGATTTTTAAGTCTTCTGCTCCGCTATAAGTTATTTTTATAGTCTGTCCATAATTCCATTGCCCACCAATTATTACCCTGCCAATCTTTGCATTTCCGGTTATTGCATAGATTTCGTTTTGATTTAAAGATTGGCCATTAACCTTAAAGTTGTAATCCCCTTCAAAATAAACATACATTTCATTTATTACTTGTTTATGAAAAAGTAGCTGCGGCGTAAGAAAAGATACTTTCTTGAGAGATAAGAGCGGAAAGAGTTCTAATTCAATATCGATCGGGTATTTGGTGTTAATGTAGCTGCCTTGTGCAGCAGTACCCAAAGTAGTATATGTTTGTACGTTATCCTCAAGCAAACATGCATCCAGGGTTTCAATAAAGTTGCGTCCGCCTCTTTCTACTATAAATAAAACTTTTTCTTGATTACAAAAGACAAATTTAAAGTTACCATTTTGGGTTGCAACAGATGACCAGGCTATTTTGGCTTCTTCAGCTAAAATTTGACAAACCGCTAAACTGCCGTCGCCGTTCACTACAAAGAGATAGCGATACTTTTTATCGCAGTTACTTTCAGATTTCCCAAAGTTTTTTTCACTACCGAGAGAAGTGCCACACCCGGTATTGATGAATTTACTGCACCCAATAGAAACAGGGTTTTTGATTAGGCCAGAGGTCGCAAGCGATAGATTAAGAGCAGTATAGTTATTAACATTTATTCGCTGCAGTGAATAGAGATTACACTCATCTGCTCCGACAAATACAGTTTCATCATTGAGCAGACTATCAAATAAATTCTTACTCCCCTGATGGATTTGCTTTGCTATGGTGATAGTTTCAGCAGTAATCGGCTGTACTCCACCGTGCAGAGCAAAATAAACGCATTTGTTGGTGAATATTTGTAGAGATGCTCCACTTACAATCCCCACTATTTTTTGACGTTCGCCTGAAGCAATACCGCCGATAAAGGCATCATCTGCGCGTCCCTGTCCTTCGCCAAAGTTATGAAAGTCGTTTATTTTGGAAAAATACAAAACAACTCTATCATCTTCATAGCCACCAAAGATCAACCTGCTTTCATGAAAGGTAACTGTAGCTGGATTACTCTCTCCCCACATAGGTTTTTTTAAAATGTAATATTCTTGAGAGATAAAGCCTTTGGTAGTTTGCTCGGCAAATTCTTTTATTATCATCACATCAAAAGCATATACGGTATCATCTGCTACTTTAGATGAACTGCTAAAGCTTCGGATAAAGCACCTGCCACTACCGTTACGTTCGCAAAGTGAAGCATTTATTAAAACTTTTTTCAAATTTTCAACAGCCCCTTTGGTTATTACTTCTATGCTAAAATTTTGGGAGCCGGGGACAGGGGAGGGTACTACCTTTATCATGATCTCATCATTTGGCAATTCTTTGTTCCAGTAGCCGCACGCAGCTATTTTGAAATCACCAAAGGTAAATTCTTTTTTAGTTTCAGAGTAGGTGATTAACTTTGGTTTAAAAGTTTTATGAGTTAGGATCAGTTCTTTACCGCATTGAGCAAAATCTATTTCAGATGCTATTTGCTCAAATACTATATCTTGCTTGGGATAGTAGAGTGGATCGGTTTTTTCGGAAGCTTTACCAGCAGATAAATCCATCAATTGCCACTTTATATCTTTTTTAATAACTGTATTGGTAGCGGTATTGGCGCTGATGTTAGTAACATCATAAGCAATTAAATTGTTTTTTGTTAAAACCAGCATAAAACAAGTATCGTCTGCTTCATAAGAACATATTTTTGCTTTTGTAAGATCAAGTGTTTCGGCAAAAACTAAAGAGCCAAGCGTAGAAAGGCCAAAGCGTTTGAACACTCCGCCGGAGATATAGGGCATAATGTTTTTGGCTTTCAGTACGCCGCTTGCGCGTGGAGCAAAGTCAGTCTGCAGAAAAAACTTGCTCGATACTTCACCAAAAGAAAAATCAGTCTGTGCGTAATAATCTTGCACGTTTACCCCTTTTTTTTGTTTTTTTAAATTAGTTTAAATCCGAAAAAAAATTTGAAAGAAAAAATTTAAGAGAAATGAGCTAGATAAATCGGATTTCTTATAACGCCGTAGGTTGTTTGCTGCGAGGTATCATTTGCAATCGCCATACAAAACCGTTGATTGGCTTCTACCTCCCATTTTCTGGCTATAACTTCATTTTGAGTAACAAGCGGCGCACTGGAAGCTGCAAGCGAGTAGACTAGTAATGTTTTAAACAATTCTGGTAAAGACGCATCATCTACATATTTTATGTAGACCAAAGCCGCATTATCAGTCCTACACAACAAGTTATTGCCCATGATTTCGTAATCGCAGTTTGGTATGAGCGTCTGAATCTTGAGCAGGTCTTTTGGTAGTTCATACGAAAAATGGTTAGATTTGCCATAATTGATTCTTTGTTTGGCTGCTTTGATTAAAAAACACTCTTCTAGCGCAAACTTCCAGCTGTGTCTTGTCAGTAAATCTTTTTTTACAAAATCGTATAAGTTCAAAATAGTGTTATAAAAAGCATCAGACTTAAAGTTTTCGGGAGCGGTGTGGCCTAGATGGGTTAAAGCTAGTTTGATTATATCGCATCTTATTTGCTCGCTAGTTCCTTTTCTGGTTTCAAATTCCTGGCGTTTTTTTTCTGCTTTTTGTTCTGTAGCCTCTTTTGCTAATTTCAAACTGGCGTCGCATTCTTCCTTTAGTGTTCTTGCTTTTGCAATAAGTTCTTTTTCAAGAAATTCAACTTTAGTGGTTAGAGTTTTTGAATTATCCAGGGCTTTATCGTATTTATCCTGCAGCTCCTTTTTTTCTGCTTTTTCTGCAGCTGCCGTAATATTATTTTGCTGTATAGAAACTTTTAACTCTTTATGTCTAGTATTTAAGGCTTCGTATTGTTTTTGTAGGCTATCAAGCTCTAAATTAGTTTTAGTAAGCTGTTCTTTGAGTTCCTTGCAAACATCAACAATATTATCCGCTGTCGCTTGCGTATTAGGTTTAGGATCATCGCTATGCTTTCCCAGATTAATGGTGTGGCCATCAAAGCCTTTATCTGGAATAATTTTTTGGTTTACCTCACCAGGAGTTTTAGTTTCTGCAGCAACATTATCGCTATTCCCAGAGAGTTCATTTATAAGGCTTTCAAGAGCTAATTTAGCTGTATCAACCTCTTTATTCCAAATATTAACTTCTGCTTCAGTATTGGCAGCAGCGGCTTTTGTTTGAGCATCTGCAAGCCGTTTTTTAGCAGCTTCTAAAAGCTCATCATCTGTATGTAATGGTTCATTTAGCATGTTTTTGCCTAAAATTGTTTTTATCTGAAAAAAGCACGACCGGAAGGAGATATAAAACAAAACCCGATCGTGCCGAATTGCTATAGTGATTTATACTTAATACAAACCATGTGTTTTGGAGCTAGTACTTTAGCATTGCCGTGAACCATAGCGCTGATGATATTAGACATTGTCGGATTGTCGTAATACATCTCAACGCGACTCAAGACACCCCAAGCTTGCGCACCATCACTTTGATGAAAAGCATAAGCAGTACCATCAGCCATACCACCTTCAGGCATTACAGGTATCCAGTGAAATTTAAATCCCAAAAACTGATTAATTTCACCAAAAACTAAAGCTTTAACAGCTGCATAATCTGAACTGGTTACTTGGTTGGTAAGAAGTAAATTTTTTTGCAAAGCTGCCGGAGCCACGAAATGCCTATTTTCATAAGGTATTCCGAGATTGTCCATTATCACCTTTGTTTCAATCAAATGGTCAATTTTAAAGGCATCAGTTTTTGCAACATCTATTGTCTTCGTATCTTTTGCTTCTTTCAAAGCATCAAGAACAAATTGATCTTCAACACGCTTTACAGCACCAGCTGCTTGTTGAGCTATCGAAGAAACGATATTGGCCTTGATTTCTTTTTCCAAGACAATATCTATCGGCGCTCTTGCAGCTTTCACTTTTAGATCAAAAGAAATGCGTCCGACGTTGACTTCTTTGCTTGGTACTACAGAGCTAAAAGCCCCGCGATCACCCAAGACAAAAGATTCCATTACGGGAACAGTAACACTGTGACCCTCGACGTTGTGATATTCAGAAAAAACACCATCAAGGTTACGGGTTAGGACTTGGTATAATTGTTTGAACTTAATCTCGAATTGCGTAACGGTAAGCTTGTCCCACTGACCAGTAGGATCAATATTTAATTGAATCGTATCTAACATAAATTCCTCTTAAAAAAAACAATGTTAATAAAACCGTATGGCCACAGAAGAGCCATAACGATGTTTCATGTTGTCCATTATCTTTCTTTTGGAATGTGAAGAGAGAAAAGAAAGGTCAGACCAAACTAAAAAATCTGGTCAATCTCTTCCTATTAAACGAGGAATTAAGTTATCAGATTAGGTGCGTATTGTACTATAAAACATGGGAAAAATCAAGAAATTAAAGAGAAGAACTGAAAATAATAGTATAAACAATAATAATTTATGCTACAATAAAAAAGAAGGGCTTCACTATTTATAGTGTATGTTATCTAATAGGTAGAAAAGGGGGTGTACCATGATTAAAAAAATTTTACATTTTTCGTGTATTTTTTTTATTCTCATATCCAGCATTACAATGGCTGACATAATAGATAAACAAGAAATAGTAAGAGTCAACGACATTGCAATGTACAAAAATGTAGCGGATAAGATTCTTGACAATACTAATAGTGGTGTGACTACAGAAAAAATGGAAGACGTAGTCATCAAAGTAACGGATATAAGTATTAGTGGCAGTGAATTAATGAACGTAATAAGCGAGACATATAAAAAAGTTATATCAAGTAACTATGGTGGTAGTCAGGAAACAGTGCATGTGTGCGTTGATACACGGCTAAAAGATGGAAAGCCAGTGTTAGTACACGTATACGTAAATAAAAAAGAAAAATTAATATCCAGCCTGGATATTGAGATCAAAAAAACGGTAAACAACTGAAGTAAGTTTAAATTGATTTTTGAAGTTTGGAAAATTTATGAATGAAATTTCGTTGGTTTTTGTTATTTTTATGGTTTTGCTACCATCTTTCGCTATAGCAGATAGTGTTTTTCCCAATAAAAGCAATGTCGATACTACAGAAAAGAACATTTACTTTTGTACCAGAGATCTGGGGTTATACTACTCAAGCTCCTCTCCGTCGAAATCGGATGGTATCTGTTCTGGGCTATGTTCATCATCATCGGAGCCAAGTAGTATCTGTTCTAGCTTAAGTTCTTCGTCGTCGAAATCTGCAAATAATAATTTGAAACAAGGTGAGTATGATCTTCCTGTTAAAGTTGGATTGAGTGACTGCTCGGACTGGTTTCGTAGCCTTAAGCATTGTTTTTTTATGCACGGAGAAGTATCAGGCAGTAAAGCGAAAAAAGCAGATGGAAAAGGAGATACAATAAATTTAAGAATTATAGACACGATTGGGTACGGTAGTGTTGGGCGCTTAGAACGAGAAGGAGTGGTTGGCGGAGAAAATAAGGAGGTTATGGCTAATAGCAAGATATCGTGCGTTCCAGTTGTAAAAAAAATTGATATACAAAACAAAACTACTACAAATTTGGATGGTAGCCAAAGGGAGTTTACCACATATGATGTTTGGGCACAGATAGTAAGTCTCATGGAAGCTTCTACTACAGCTAAAAGTAAAGATAAGAAAAAGTATGGTGGTTGTAATAATAATTGTTGTACAATAGCCTATAATGTTCTTGTAAGCATGTTAGGTAATAATAAAGATAAAGCTAACGAATTGATTCAGCCAACTTCGTTTAATATGTATGGTTTGGGGATTGTCTGGGGTGATTGGATGGAAGTGCCTCTTGACGCGGCACTGGGACTTGTTCGCTATGTGGTTAGAGGGAATCCAAAAAACGATATTGTTGAAGTATTTAGATGGAGTATGTCTTCATCAGATTATTCCAAAAAAATGAGTAACGATGTGGTTAGTAAAGTAAAAAGCTATTTTGATGAAACAAAAAAATTACCAGAAGATGACAAAGAAACAGTAGACTAAAAACAGAATGCTGATAAAAAAGAATTGTGTAGGTGGAGCTAATTAATTTAAATTGGTAAAATGCAATTGACTAAAATTGCAGAAGTTGCTGAAGTCGTCTGTTTGGGACATGATGGTATTGAGATGTCAAAATAAGTCTTTATATTTTTGTACTGTTGAACTTATATGCGCAGGAATACTCTTGGCTAGCGCCGCTGCTCAGATAATTGTGCTAAAATTCTTAATTACCAGCGAACAGAGTAGTTATTAGTATAACAGATTGATATTAATGATAATTTATGTCATAATATCCAGTAAATTTTATTACTGGCAACTTATTGATTTTATTAGTAATATTATCAATACCATCATTCTATAAAATATGATTATTTTTTAGTAAAATAAGACCTTGCGTCTTGTCCTCCTACTCAACTATTTACCTTACTATCACCTGCTCGTATTAAAAACTTTTTGGTGTAAGGCCGGGCTGCGCTCCGGGTTCCGGGATAGACTCCAACCTTGCCAACACTTCAACGAGTAATGTCTCATTAGTGTGTGGGTGAAATTCAATTACGTTAAGAATTTGTGGATTAACATTTGGATTGTGAGCAATAATATTTAAACCAGTTAAATTCGTAAGAGGATTTCTAGCTATGCTCAACAAAGTATCCGTAACGGCGCTTCGGTGAATGGCAACTGCGGCAAGAACTCGTGCATTAATATTTGGATGATGGAGAACGCGCTCTAATACATGTATTTCAGCATTATCGTTCTGAGCTATAGCTAGTAACGTTTCTGCATTAGCAGCTGGATTACTTGCTATATTAAATAGCAGTAGCCAATCAGCATTTTTATTGTTTGCAATCTCAGTAAGAATTTGAGCGTTAGCATTTAGATGTCTAGCAGCAGCACGTAATCCTTCTTTATCAGCTTTGGGATGGCGAGCTACGAATAACAGAATGTCAACATCCGCACCAGGATGGGATGCAACATGAGTAAGAATTTGAGCGTTAGCATTTGGATGTCTAGCAGCAGTACGTAACACTTCTATATCAGTTTTGGGATGGCGAGCTACGGCTAACAGAATGTCAACATCCGCATCAGGATGGGACGCAACAGCGGCAAGAGTACGAACATCAATATTTGGATTACCAACAATAACGACTAAGACCTTTATATTGGTGCTAGGGTGACGAGCTATGGCTAACAGAGTATCGGGATCTGCTTTAGGAGAGGACGCAACAACAGTAAGAGCACGAATATCAATATTTGGATTATGAACAACAGCACCCAAGCCCAACGTTTCGGTAATGTGGTTCTGGGCTATGAAAAATAAAATATCGGCATCTGCGTTATGGTGGGCAGCAACAACAGCAAGAATTTGAGAGTTAACGTTTGGATGTCTAACAACATCATGCAAGCTTCTTAGCTCAGTTGCGGGGTTACTAGCTACAGCCAATAAAGTTTTATCATCAACATATGGTCGTACCAATGCACGTAACAATTCACCCTTTACATTATGATGATTAGCAACCGCAGTAAGTACTTGTGCATTAGCATTAGAATTGTGAACAAGGGCATCTAAACCAGCTAGATCTGTAATAGGATTTTGCGCCACAATCAATAAAGTTTCAGCTTCAGCATGAGCATGAGCTGCAGCAGCGGTAAGCACCGCAATATTAACTCTAGGGTGAGTAACAGCAGACCGTATGCCAACGTTATCGATAACAGGGTTTCGTACAACAGTTAATAAAATAGGGGCTATGGCATTAGGGTGCGCGGCTACTGCGTCAAGCGCAGGGGCATTGGAGTTTGGGTGAAGAGCAACAATATTCAACCCACCTGGATTAGTAATAGGATTTCGAGCCACAGCTAATAATGTATCTACATCAGCATATGGGTTGGCCGCTATCTCTGTCAGTAAAGCCGCATCGACGTTAGGATGTGTTGCAACAGCGATAAGAGTACGAGCATCAACATTTGGATTATGAACAACAGCACCCAAGCCCAACGTTTCGGTAATAGGATTTCGTGCTATAGCTAATAATGTATCTGCATCACTCCTAGGATGTCCAGCTATAGCTCTTAGCAAACCGGCATCAGCACTACGATTCTGGGCTATAGCAGCAAGCCCAACCGCATTGATATCCTCACGATTCAAAGCAAATTTTAAACATTCAATATTGCTATTTATATCCATAATAGCCAATGCTTCAGCTATTGAACGACCACTTGAAAGCAAATTGATAAATTGTTGAATTGGTGAATTGATAAAAGCCCGAACAGCACGCACCCCAAAGTAATNGCCAATCTTATTGGTGCGGTACTGATTACCATTACTGAAGTACTGGGACCACGCGGAGTTATAGTTGCCAGAGTACTCGGAAGAACTCCAATAGTACTTATTATCATTATAACCACCCACCAAACACTGCACCCCGCTACCTTTACTACCAGAGCAACCCTTACCAATTAAATTATTTGCTTTAGCATAAATATACATTTTATTTAATTCGTTTTTAGATGGTAAATACCAATCTTCATACCCTTCTGAATCTCTGTAATTATGACATAACCAAGCTGCATTGTTGCCTGGGTTATCGCCAGGAAACACAGCCATAATAGCAGCAGTATTACTTGCGCCATCATCATCTGATCTAGCACCAGGAACTTCAGTATATGCAGTAGACCACTGCACCCCGTGGCTAGCGTTAGAATCGAAATTGGCTTGGTCTTCGTTGGCCATAACCAAACCATAATCGCCAGAACCTGCTGGCACACATTTGGTTATATCTGGTGTTTGGCTTACACAAAATACTGTACCGCCCTCATAGGGCTCGCCTACAGCTACTGCATAACAATAGTTTATATTGAAAATTGAAAAAAATATAAGCAACAGGGCTATTAAATTTTTCTTAGTGCTCATTTTTGCAAGTAAAAACTTTAGTTGCGTTGAGAATGTCATCATATGTTGCTCCATTTCACAATCTAGTTTCAGTACATTAAACAATTTCGCACTTTAATAAACAGATTAGATCAAAAAATATTTATACCACAATTCTATTGTGACATTGTATCTCTTTTATGCTGCTTTTACAAAAAACAATAACCGTTGGTATTTTATGCCAACGGTTAGTTGTCATGGTTATTGTTCAAAATCCCGAACAGCACGCACCCCAAAGTAATTGTTAATCTTATTGTTGTTGTTCTGATTACCATTACTGAAGTTCTGGTTCCACGCGTTGTTATTGTTGCCAGAGTACTCGGAAGAACTCATCAACATTCGTAAAGGAGTATTAATGCAAGCAAGGCTTCTTGCTTCATATTATTTTACTGGTCAAAAAACACCAGTCCCTTTACCGCTTTTAAACAAAAACCTGCTCGCTCACTAACACCTTGGCATTAGTGATTCTGGCTTTACAGAGCTGGCATTACGCCAACCTGTAACCTGTTTGCCTACACAGTCCATTAAGCGACTTAATTCGCTCAACCTTTTAATGGACAACATTTTCATGTCGGTGCATAGGCGAATTTCTAACTTAAGCAACTCAAAATCATCTAAAAAAGCTTCAAGATATTCTTGCTTCTTGGTCGTTGCCTTATTAGCCCTATAAATACTTCTTACTAACCGCATGGCGTCACGCTTCATATCTTGACCTAAAGTATATTTATACTCTCGCGAAAAGTTCTGGGTAACCTCAAATATTTTCAGCACCAATTTATATGTATCGCGATACACAGGCAAGCTATAATACAGTGCCATAAAAACTCTATTTTCTCAAATTTACAAATTTAATCTATTTCCTATTTACAACCAGCTCATAATACTCGCAAAAGCAGATTGTTTCCAGTTGCTATTGCAAGCTTTTCGACTCAGCGCTTCGTCTATGACGTCTTATCACAAATTTAGTAACATTTGTGTCAAAATAAACACGATCCCGCCACCAAGACGATAAATATTTAATGATCATATTTTTTCGTATGTTATAAGACTTATACTGTCGCATAATACCAAGATAAGAATTCATGCTACATAGAAATGTGTCCTTTTTTTCTTTTATTGGTCTACTATCATCTACAACACCATTTTGCTTTATTATTGCAGCATAAAAATTGCTTTTAGTCTGATTTGAAATATACATACGATTGGGTTTTATAATTACTCCTAAAAATTTCACACCTTTGGTATGGTGTTGTAAATATATTTTCTTTGGATGAAGATCTAGTTTAAGCTCTGATTTTAAAAAATTTCTAAGTTCAATTGTTAAATATTCAAGATATTCTTTGTTTTGATATACCAATACACAATCATCAACATATCTGCCATAAAAGCGTATGGCTAGTTTATTTTTAATAAAATGATCAAAAGCATTCAGATAAAAATTAGCAAATATCTGGCTGGTCAAATTACCTATTGGCAAGCCGCAATTATGCGGTGAATGAAATAAGCTTTTATTATTAGGCAACTCATCCCAATCGTGTATGCTGCCCTTAATTATACAATTTTTAGTTGGATCATTATATATGATAGTTTTACAAAGATTTAATAGTAACAGTTTATCTGTACATAAGTATTTTTGTTCAATAAAACTTTTTAATTTTTCAAATAAAATATTTTTATCGATACTCATAAAAAATCCTGCTATATCGATCTTTAAAACATAACAATTCTGCGAATAATTCTTAGAGCAGCACCTTATAAAGCTGTCTAAGCGCTTAATTCCAGCGCTTGTACCTTTTCCAAGTCGACAAGAATAACTATCGCGAATAAAGTCTTTTTCAAATAATGGATTGAGTTTATTAATAATAAGATGGTGTATAACTCTATCACGAAAATCTGCTGCAAATATTTCACGTCTAACAGGTTGATCCACTATGAATGCAATAGATTTACCAGGTTGGTAGGTACCGCTATTAATCTCATAACATAGTTCTATTAATTTGCTTTCGTAATCAATTTCAAAATCAAGGGCATTTATTGTATTTCGTTTGTTTTTTCTGCAATCAAAATATGCATCAAATAATTCTTCAAGTTTAATTTCACTAGTTCCTTTTATCATTTTAGTGATGTCAAAAAAACAAACAGTTAAGTGTATAAAAACCCGACATTATTTATTCAGTTTACTTGTTTTGCAACATATATCCTAACACTTTATCCGCTTTTTTAGTAAACTCCTTGTCTTTTCCCCAACGAGGATCACGTATTAAATCTTCTGCTTGTTCTCTGGTTGATATGGATGATTCCATACTACTTACAGGCAATCTGGTTTTAGCGGAAACGCTGGATATTATGCGATCTAAACTTACATAATCATCATAAGACTTGAGGGATTTTTTTAGCCAAGGAATGGAGCCATCACCAAAAGCATCAATAAACTTAGTCTCTATTTCTTTTAGCTTGCTAACTCCTCCTATCTTTTTCAACTCTCCTTTTTGCTGTTGCAACAAATTGTTTTTTTCTTTTTCTGCTTCTATTTCCTTAGTTTTATCATAGATAGAAAGTAAATCATTAAAACCAGCTTGGTTTAATCCTATTTTTTGGCCAAGCTCTTTAAGCCCTACAGCAAACACATTATCTTTTGCACCCTCCTCTGCCCCTTCATACTGTTCCGGCGCACCAGAAAATGCTTTAAGCTTCTCGGAATATTGAGTAATCTGCTTACGAGCCTCGTTGTACGCACGAGCTTGCTCTGTAATATTTTTAAATGTTTTATGCTTAAACCACTCCGGCGGTATCCACTCTCCTTTCATTTTATCGTCGTAATACCACTCAATGGGCTCTGACAAATTTTTACCGGAATCAGATGCGCTGGGGTCTTTTTGTCCCCGTGAAATACCCGGGGTTTCTTGTTGTTCGTTTTTTCCGCTTTCTGCATCTTCAATATCAAAAAGAGTTTTATTACCAAGCACGTCTTTCGTTTCAACTGCTGATTCAACCACTTCATTTATAGTATCTACCATGTATCACCTTCATTCATTGTTATTGTTATTTTCTAACCCTTGGTTTTTCATTTGCAGCCTTTTAGCTACTGTCGGATAAAGCTCAGCAAAATAACTCATCCTTCTTACCGTATTGTTTTCGCCCTCGGTATAGTAAGCATAGGCTGCATCCAGCTTGGGACTGGCCGTTTCCCTATGCAAAATCAAATCTTCTTTTAGTAAATCTAAAAACCTTTTGCCATCTTCGTTCAAAACAAATAGCTTATGCGCCAAGCAACACAATTCGGTTTTTCTACGATTATCTTTGGTGTTTGCAGCTCTTTCCATTTCTGCTTCTGTTGTAGGGTCGAGCTTAAATATTGATTCCATATATCCTCTCTAGCCTATCTCTATAGGCCGTTGTGTTATTACATTCTGTTGATTCTGCTGGTTTGATTGATTTGACTGTCCCAGTGGCGGCGCTTGTGGTGCTGGCGGCTTAGCCTGCTCCTGCAACTGCATCCGCATATCCCTAAAAGCTTTTGCAATCTCTTCGGGCTTATTAACGAGAGTTAGATCAACACCTTTTTTGTTAGCGAGCCAAGTTGGTATTTCTGGTAGATTTAGAGCAAGCATGGCATTGCCTTGAAATAGCTGGACGTTGGTTGCTATAAAACTAAGTACGCTATCTACGTCTTGTTGATTTTGCAGGGTGATTAATGGTGAGTCATATTCTATGTTTATAAACTGATCGTTTATTTTAAGGCCTATTTCTTGACCAATTACGCTCAAGTATTTTAATTTCCCTTTGCGTCTTAATATCTTTAAGCAGGCAGTTAAAAACGGTTTGATAAACTCTTGAGCAAAACGCCCTATGGCGCCGCCGATTCTTCTAATAAATTCCTGTTGCCTAATTGCTATTTCTGTTGCAGTCATGTTTGGCGTGCGTAAATCATTATCGAGCCAACTCGATAGAAATATATCTTTTATGGTCTTTTGTAGTTCTGCAATCGATAATCTTGAAAAACGTGATTCGTTGGGAAGCGGAAACGGCGCTATTGGTACTCCACCATCTAAATCAACTGGAAAAAATGTACCAGGCTCAATATTGAAGTTGCTGGGATTAATACTAACCCTTCTGGGATTGTACATATAAGCTGGCTGGGTTTTGAACTGCAGCGCTTGCAGATCAAGCTTGGCTATTTCGTTAACCACTTTAATAAAGCTCAAAGCAAATTCAGCTAGGCCATGGCCAACCAAATCTCCTGAATTTCTGGAATAACGAAATCCTATGAATGGGCAATAATCTCGCCATTCACAAAAAATTTGGGGTTGTTCATGGGAACAATAGAAATGCTGCATGAGATAGCATAATCCATTGATACATAAAGCAAAATAACCAAACATAAATTTTGCTTCAAAAAAGCAATTGTTTTAAAAAACAAATGATTACC